TTATTTTTGGGCCGTTAAAGAAGCAAAGCTAATTGAGATTAGTTGCGTAACTGAAGGCTCAAACGAACTTACAGGAATGATAAACCCGTCTAAGGACAGTTTAAATATAGACCCGCCTGCGAGCAGTCAAAAAACAATTAACTCAATTTATTCACATTTCCTAAAATAAAAAAGAAATGACACAAGAAGAAATCGCAGCGGAAAAAGCTGAGGCATTGAAAGCGGTAAAAGAAACTGCAGAAAAAGCCGCAACAGAAAAAATGCCAGAATTAATCAAACAAGGATTAAGCTCTGAGGAAGTAAAAAAACAATTAGGCGAAATTGTAAGTGAAGCATTCAAATCATTCAAAGTGAAAGATATTGATGGTGCTGAGAAAGCAATGGAAGAAATTGTTAAAGCACAACAGAAACAACATGACGATTTAGCGTTAATTGTTAAAGAGTTTCAAAAAGGTGGTGTTGGTCAAGAAAAAGGTTCTTTGTTTGAGTTCGTAGAAAAAAACATCAAAGAAACTGGTTTAAAATCTTCTACCGATAAAGGTAGCGCAAAATATAACGAGACGTTAGCATTCAAGGCTCCTGCTTTAATGACTACCGCAAACGTTGTGCCTAACGTTGCTGGCGGTTTCTCTCCGTTATTCGGTAATTATATCGACAATGAGATTGGTCACACGCCAAAACCTGCACCAATTTTTATGCGATTGGTAACTGTTAAATATCAGCCTGGAACTGAGAACATCTATTTCACTGATCGTATCAATGAAGAAGGTACTGCCCAATTTATTGCAGAAGGTGCTTTAAAACCATTGATCGACGCTGAATATAAAACAACTTCTTTGCAGACTAAAGAGCTTGCAGAACGTTGGAAAATGACAACTCGTTTGATGTATCATGCTCCTGCAGTAGTTTCTGATTTCAGAGAGCATGCAAACGAATTAATTGAGCAAGTGTTGGATACTGCTATTTTAACTGGAGACAACACAGGAAATAACTTAAACGGTATCGTTGCTCAGGCTTCTGCGTTTGTTGTTCCTGCTCAATTGGCTGCTTATTATGCAGATGCTAACATTTGGGATGTTGTTATGGCAATGGCTACCGCTATCCGTTTAGCAAATTACACTGGAAAAATTACTGCTGTTCTGAACACTGTTTGGATGGCACAAATGGCAGGTATCAAAGATGCTGAAGGACGTTATGTAATTGCTCCATTTGTTGCGCCTAACGGAAAAATGATTGGCGATGTTGAAATTGAGTTTACTAACAAAATTCCAGCAACATCAATCTTGATCGGTGATTTGAAGAAATACAACTTGGTTATTTCAGAAGATGCGATTTATAACGAAGGTTATGAAAACGATGATTTCTCTAAAAACTTGGTTTCTAAAAAAATCGAGACATTTGCTCAGGGTTACATCAAATTATCAGATAGAGGATCTATCCTTTACGATACAATCGCAGATGTTTTAACTGACATCTCAGCAGTTTAAAAATATAGCCCCTTTAATCGGGGGCTTTTTTATTCATAATTAACAAATTTTAAAATGGCAGAAGAACCAAAAGTTAAGGCATTCGATTCAAAGAAGATGATTGCCGAACACGCTGAAAAAGGAACGATAATCGATTACGCCGAAAGGTTAACGGTTGAAATCCTAGAAGATACCCGATATTACAAGAAAGGCGATATTATCAGCCCTCACAAAATAAAAGGTCAGGCTTTGATCGATCAAAAGCTCGCTAAAAAGTATTCTAAAAAAGATAACTAACCATTAGGTTAAAATAACATAAAGCCTAGCTATTAATTTAGTTAGGTTTTTTTATTACATTTACACTATGCAATATCAGTTAATAGACGAAGCCGAAGTAACGGAGCCTGTATCATTAGCAGAGGTCAAGGCCTATTGCCGTATTGATGCAGATTACACGAGCGAAGATACGGACTTAGAAATAACAATGTCAGCGGCCAGGATTAGGCTGGAGCAATACTTAAACATTGGTTTCGCTAATCGTGATGTGACATTGCAATGGACTGGAGGATTAATTGATTTGCCTTTAAGTCCTAATGGAGATGTAGTAACTTTGACGGATAAAGATGATGTTGCAGTTCCTACCGATAAGTACACAGTAAGCGCTTACCAGGCTAAGAAAATATTTATCAATGATGTTGCTGGTGGTAATTATAACTATTTCTACAGTAGTATTTACGAAACAGTAGAAATTTCTGGTGGTTCGCATTGCGCAGATATTACAGATATTTACACCCTAGTTTACAACACTGGTTACGAAGATTTGCCTAAAGCATTAAAACAGGCTTTGCTTGCCGAGATAGATTATTTGTATAAGTTAAGAGGTATGCCAGTTTCAGATGTAGTAAGTCCTAACGCTGCGTTATTGGCAAACGGATATTCACGTAATCTAGTTTTATGAAACAGGCCAGCGGTTTTCTAAACCAGAAGATTGAGATTTATAAATTTGCCGATATAGACGATGGCGCTGGTGGATCTATTCCAAAGAGTTTTATATTGGGCAACTTCCGCAAATGTTAGATCGTTAAAGGCTGGAAGGAATTTAGAAGCAAACCAAGAACGGTTGAAATCTGTATTTGATTTTGAGGTTAGATATAGGGATGATAAATTCGTTATTGCAGATATGCAAATCGAATGGCGTGGGCAGGTTTTTACCATCAACCAAGCTGAACCGGATTACGTTTATAAAGAGAAATTAATCATTAGGGCAATAGCAAACGATCCACCATCACAATGAGTAAGGTAACGGGATTAGATCAGGCAATATCAAAACTTCTAGACGCTTCAAAAGAGTTTCAGCAAGAGGTAAAAGAAATTGTTGAGTTTAGGACTGGAGAAATCGAAACAAAAGCGATTGCAGATGCGCCTGCTGGTGGGGATAGGATAAATACTACCAATGGAAGTATATTGTTATCTAGTGTTGGTAAAAAAGGATTTACGCCAATAAACCAAGCGATAGGTTACGTTATTTCTTCAGATGGATATAAAGGCTCTGTGTTTGTCGAAAAATCAGCAGGAGAGGTTGCCGCTTATGTTGAGTTTTCAACTGGACAGGATGCGGCTTCATATCTTGCAACTGTTGAACCCGAATGGAGGGAACAGGCGAAGAAATTTTACGTTAATGGTAAGGGTACTATAATTGGCAAACCTTATCTTTACCCTAATTATTTAAAACAAAGAACAGAGTTCCTTAAGGACTTGACGAAATTAGTAAAAGGTTTCAAGATATGAAAGATCCAGATTTAGCAATACGAACAGCATTAGTTAGCGCGCTAGATGGGATTATCTATTTAACCAAAACTATAGCTGTATTTGAAGAAGATTTACAGGAAACCTCAACACGAAAGAAAGCCATTCTAACAATAGGCAATCAGCAGGTAGAGGCTTATATTCTGTTAACCAATCAAACGTCAAATGATACATCGGCCAAGTGTTTAAGGGCAGATCAAGTTTCTATTCAAATTCAAATAACAACGGTATGGCCGGCAAATAAAGGAGGCTCTAAAGTAGCTGAAGAAATAGGCGAATTGGTAACTGGTAAGTTATTCACTACTGATGGGCTATTCACCACACTCGAAACTGCTTTACCAATAAATGTTTGGATGGGCGAGTTAGCTGAAAGAAGAAATATTAAATACGATACAACAAGTTCTAAAGTATGGATCAAAAACCTGTTTCTGATATTCCAGACTACGCAGTACTAGCAGAACAGCTATTCCCATTTCCTGCCCGTTGCTGCTCTTGGAACAGAAAGCGAATATTATGGAAGCGTGAACAATGGATTACTTCCGAAATTTCCAAGTTGCAACCAGCCAAAAAAGAAATAAGCAAAGGATAGCGAATATTGCAATGCCTGTAATAACTGTAAATGGTTGTCGGCTTAGTGATTGGGTTAGTGTCATAATAAATATTCTTTAATTGGTTTTTCGTTTAATATTGCTTGTGTTTTTCTCCATGAAGCAATCTTTTCTTTAGCTTCTTCTAAATTTCTAGCATTATCTCTAAATTTCCAAACATTAATCCGCTTATGATTTAAAAAATTTAAACCTATTGAACACCAAAAGCATAAACAGGAAATTGTTCTTAAAGTTCGTATTTCAAACCTCGAAGAATACTCCACTATTTTATATTGTGTAGTATCGCTATTGAATTGAAAAGGAATATCTTCTTCTTTGATAGGTATAATATTGTCTTTTGCCATGCTTTAATCTTTAAATATTGTAATATCATTTGAATTATAAACTATATTGTTATCCGAGAAGATAAATATTACCGGAATAAGCAAAATAGTTTTACTAGTTTTGAATGCAACCGTATCAACCATTACATTCTTAATCTTAATCTTACCAGTTACCTTTTTTCTGTCTCCGTAATAACAGAAGCGCTTGCCTATCAGGTCAGTCATCATAAATCAGTTGGGTTAACGTGTTCGATTGATTTAATTTCGCTAACAGATATAATTGACCAATCATCAATACCGCTATGTATTTTTACATTAATTACTTTTTCAAATTCCAAAAACATACAATATAAAAATCTACAATTTTGCTTTAACCCATGTTGGTAAAATGTTGTAGGTTCATTAAAAGTTAATTTTAACATTTTTCTTTTCTCTTTAAATAAATAAGGCCGCTCAACCATCCGATTGAAACGGCCTCTCTAAATTAACGCTCTCATACAATTATACACCAATAAAATATATTTTGCTATATCGTAGTATAATTGTTACATTTGGTTAAATAATTTAATCCAATAGAAATGAAATTAAACGGCAGAGAGTGGTTATTGTATTATGACGATACTACACCTTTAACGACAGCCATAAATGCTGTAACTACCGCTAACGCAAAATTAGTGGGTTGTTTAACAAGTAATGGTTTTGAATACAATAACGAGACTATCGATGTGACAACCAAGTGTTCAGGTAATTTTGGCGAGTTCTTGCCAGGAGCATCAAACTCTACAATGTCGGGCGAAGGCTTGTTTGATTTTGGAGCTAACATGGCGCCAGAATTGAGTAACAACGAATTGTTCGCTTTAGCTAAAAGTCGTGAAACTGGCTGGTGGTTTTTGATCAGCGATACTGAAGCAGCTTCGGTTCCTGTTATTTGTCGTTACGCACAAGGTTTCATTACTTCTTATTCTGAAACTGGTGGTGATCAAGAAGGCGTTGGTTTTTCTTTATCAGTACAGTGTGTTGGTGAGGTAGGTGATCAAACGACTTTAGACACAACGCCATAATATGAGTAACCGAATTACATTTACTTTAGGAGAAACCGAACATAATTTATTGTTCGGAATGACCTCTGCAGAAATATACCAAAGACTTGCGGTAAAGTTGGCAATTGAATTTGGAGAAAAAGAAAAAGAAGCCGAGCCGTTTACGGTTGAAAATTCTGTTGCATTCAATAACATTGTTTATGCAGGGCTTTGCAATTACGCGGATAGGATGGTTGTAAAAAGACCGACATTCCAAGAGGCATATGATATTTCTGAAGAAATAATGTATGATGATGATTTGCAGAATAAAGTTTACCAATGTTTTACGGATAGCCAGCCTATCAAAAAGATGATGGAAAAGGTTACTGGTATTTCATCGGAAACAAAAAAAAAGAAGAAACCGACTGGGACGAAGTAAAAGCATTCGCATTCGGTGAACTAAGGATTTCTTTGACCGAATGGCAAATGTTAAGTCCTAGAGATTATGTAAATACCTGCGTGGGCTATCAAAGCCAATTAAAACGTGAGGAATTTTACCAAAGGGAACTTAATTATAATGTCGTAAGGGGGTGGGCAAACCCAAAAGATTTACCGAGCAAGTATAGCTTTTGGCCTATAAAGGGTGAGACTATTCCTAAAGCGAATACTTTAACCAAAACAGATATTAACCGTTTAGACGGTCTATTTAGATCATTAAGCAAGAAAGATGGCCAATCCACAACTAACGGTTGAAATAAGCGCAAAGATTGACGGATTACGTGACGCTTTCAATAAAGCCGTTAAGGAGATCAAAGGTCTTGATGCGAATACAAAAAAATCTTTATCATCCATTGATAACGGCTTTGAAAGATTAGCAAACGATATTGATAAGTCAATGTCTAAAGCCGCTGCTTCGACAAGTAAAGCCAGCAGCACGATAACTAAAAACCTAGCAACGGCAGCCAATGCAACGGCAAAAGCTGGGCAGGGCATATCCGTAGGAAGCAATCAAGCTGCTAATTCACTTCAAAATTTAGGAAGGGTTGCCCAAGATGCTCCATTTGGTTTTATTGGCATTCAAAATAACTTAAACCCATTATTAGAAAGTTTCCAAAGGTTAAGAGCAGAAAGCGGTTCGAATAGCGCAGCTTTTAAAGCATTGGGGCAATCATTAATTGGTCCTGCTGGATTAGGCCTTGCGCTTAGTTTAGTTAGTTCTGGCGTGTTATTATACCAGCAATACCAACAACGAGCTAATAAGACTGCCGAGAATGCCAAAAAGGTCACAGAGGATTATATCGCAACTCTTGAAACTTTAAGGGGCGTTAATTTAAGGGGTACAGAAAATGCCCAAAAAGAACTAACCGATTTAAGATTGCTGTATAATGCTTACCAAAATGCAAACCTACCTTTAACAGCAAGAAAAGAAGCGTATTCTGAATTACAAAAACAATACCCTAGTTATTTTGGGAATATAGCATTTGAGAAAGAAGCTACAAACAAAACAACTACGGCATACAATGAGCTATCTAACGCTATCATTGCAACCGCTAGAGCTCGTGCTGCTTCAGACAAGATAACCAAAAATGAAACTCGTAAACTAGAGAATGAACAAAAGCAGATTGATCTACAGAAGGAGCAAATAAAATTAAGGGCGCAACAAGCAAAGATTGCTAATGCTGCTGTAGAACAGATTTCGACATCAACAAGAGAGGGAACTGGTTTAGCTGCTGCAACAAGAAGTAATAGTATTCAAGGCAAGATAAACGAAACTATTAAGGCGACTAATGCTTTAAAAACCGACACCAATTTACTAGATGCCGAAAACGCAAGATTAGTTGGATATGTAAATGAGCAATTAGCAAAAGGGGCTAAAATAATAGGAGGCTTCGGAGGCGGTGGCGCAGTAGCCAAAACAAAAGATATTTTCAAGGAAGGAGTTTCAAAGTTATTAATTGCTGATCCAACGATTAGAATAGGAGTTGATTTAGATACAAGTGCTTTAAAAGTAAAATTCAAGGAATTAGCGCCTATAGTTGATGAAAGTTTAGCACAGCTTAGATACCAGTTTGATGTTACCGATGATCAGATTAAAAGTTTCATTGAAAATACAGGAACTAACGCAGCTAATTACTTAAAGGTTCTGCAAGATTATAACAACGGATTAAGCCAATCAATAAGTTCAGGAGCAGTTTCTACGCTTGCTGGATTAGGCTCTGCTATTGGCGAAGCATTTGCTAATGGCGCCAATGTAGTTCAAGCGGCAGCGGGTAGTATATTGGGTTCAATTGGATCAATTCTTGTAAAATTTGGCGAGCTCACTTTGGCTGCAGGAGTTGCTGCCACTGCATTAGGGAAGGCACTATCTCAGCCACTAAATCCAGCTAGTGCTGCTTTAGCTATTGGCGCTGGTGTTGCTCTAATAGCCATCGGATCTGCTGTAGGGGCATTTAGTAAAAATTTAGGGAGCGGTAGTGGTGGTTCTGGTGGCAGTTCGGTAAAACCTATTAGGGGATTTGCTACTGGTGGACAAAATATTTCTGGTGGTTTAGCTGTTGTTGGCGAGCATGGTAGGGAAATTATAAACGTGCCAAACGGTAGCGATATTTTGCCAACACCACAAACACAACGAATTTTAGGAGGCAATAACGGCGGCAATGTAAACATCATTCCAGAAATAGGTTTTAGCATGGATCAATTTGTTATCAAATTTAGACAAGCTGAAAGAAGATTGGGGAGGTCTAACTAATGGCCGCTACAGTAATAGATGAATTTTGGGTTAAGCCAGAAGGTATATTTGCTTCAAGGCGATATATTAGGGTATTGGTTGATGAAAACGGTATAATATCCAATCAGAACGTACCTGGCAAAGAAATAATAAACGAAGATAGGATAAGCGATTATAAGTCTAATGGTAGACAGTACGGAGTTGGTAATCAAATGACACAGTTCTGCAACTTCATTACCCACGCTAGATACACGGTCATAGCGCAGGATGAAAGACCATTTGCGTACGTTGTTGATGAATTGAATGTTCCTGCTTGCGGATTTGAAGAACCATTACCAGAGCCGAACGTTCCGTTTAATCCTTTTGGAAATTTGGTTTATAATCCTTACAAGTTCTTTGATTACTGCGATTGGGATGGTGCGCCAATATCGGTTGTAATTGAAAAGAAAGACTATACAGGTGATCCGATTAAAATACTTGCGGCCGATGGTGTACCAATTAAAATAATCCGTTCTGAAGTAGAAGATATAACCGTTCCCATTAGGGCAACACAAGTTGAGTTTGGTATAATGAATGCCGAAAACTTCGCTACTGAAGAATTTTATACAGAAGATGAGCGCACTTTTAGGATTACGGTAACTAAGGATGGTAATATCGAATTTAGAGGCTATATCATTCCAGATAATTGCCAAGAAGAATTTGTAAATCCAAACTATATTAGTAAGATTAGATGTTCTGACGGATTAGGAGGTTTGAAAACAGTTACTTATCCGGTGCAAAGAGGGCAAAAGTTTGATTATAAACAATCGTTTATTGGTGTGCTTTGCTATTGCTTATCGGCGGCAAACCTAAATCTAGATATTGCAACGGTCGTGAATATATATTCTGAAAATATGCCAACAGGTTTAGATGATGATCCTTTAGATATGACAATGGTAAGTCCTTTACGTTTAGCTACCGATAAGGGAGAGATAATGAGTTGCTATGAAGTGTTATTGGAAGTTTGCAAATCATGGGGTGCGTTCATAGTTCAAGACGGAGGCAAATGGTGCATTGTAAGGACAAAAGAATTAGCGGTTGACAGTATTAGGCAAAGGCTTTATAATTACACAGGATTAAGGATTAATGCAAGCGTAATCACAAGACAAAGAGTTATAGGAGGTGCAATACGATGAAATTAGTTATCAAACAATTTAGAGGACTAACGCTTGTTCCAGAAATTATAATCGGCAATGAGATTATTCCAGCTTCTTATATCAAAGATGATTTCAAAGTTTCTTATGACGATGTTACTTACGAGGTATCTGCTGTTTTGTTAAATGGAAGTATGCCAAAGCCAACTTATAACGATTTTGTTCCAAGTTATGACGAGGGGGAAATAATAGGCACTATAATTACCGAGTTTAGTGAAAAGTTTATAAAATTTACCAGATACTACCCTTTTGCAACAATAACCGATCCAATTCCTGTTGATCCTCCAGAACCAGGAATTACGATTACAAATATCGCAACTACAGATATAACTGGAGCAGGATTGATTGACGGTAGCGTAACGGTTACTGCAACAGGTGGATTTATGCCATACGAATATTCTATTGATGGCATAAACTACCAAGACAGTAATATTTTTACCGATCTAGCTGCTGGAATATATGCGATGTTGGTTAGAAGTAAAGCCAATATTCAAGTAAACACATCGGCAAGTTTTACCATACAACCTTTTATTATTCCATTACCCCCAGTAGAGCCGCAAATAAAAGACATTATTGCATTAGCTGGAGCTGATCTGACAATACAGAACGCTTATAAAAGGGTAGTAGTTAATTCGGTTTTCGGCAAAGTGCCATCGATAATTACTAATGGAGATTTCGAAACCTATGACGGGCAGAATTGGGAATTTTGGGTTAAGTATGGCGGTATAAATATCAGCAGAATAAAACGTACCGTAATGAATTCAAACGGCGTATTGGTGCCAACAGATAATTATGCAATTAGATTTAACCAAAGAGCAAACGCCGGTAAATGGTTGGAGCATGGAGATATTCCGGTGCAGTTGGGCGATACGATTAAGATTTCGTACAATGTTGGGCAAACGCCAAATACAGTTACGACTACTGGCTTTTACGGAATAGGTAATTATTCTATTCCTGCAACTTTCAGGTATTATTATCTGTTTAAGATGCGTATCAAGGTTGGCAATTATTACTTATACAACGAAGGGAATAATAACAAATACGAATGGGTGCAACAACTTGCGTACGTTGGTAATCAGATTACGAATGATAAAGGGGATTTGAATAGTTTTACATTTAACTTTACCGTTCCAGAATGCCCTGTTACTGGGGCTATGGTTATTCAATTATTTGGTTTTCAGAAGATAGAATATGTCGTAACCGAACCGTACCAAGTTGGATTTGGCGTTACTTTGCCATCCCAGTCATTTGTAAACGAGCTGACTTCATACGATCCAATTGAATTTGACAATATCAAAGCGGTCAAGTCAAGTTCTAACGAAGAAAACGATATTATACAGATTACCAATGTTGCGGATAACCTCCGAAACTTTAGCCAAAAGCCAGATCCGATTGATATTCTATTTGGGGATTATTTCTATCGAGAAAAAAATACAAATCCTTTAGACAACCTTTATGCGCTAACTTATAATGGTCAATACACAACTAATTGGGCTGAATTTACGGGAAGCGATTCAAAGTCTCAACCATTCGGGATGGTATTGGCTAGATCGATTTTACAGGCGTTCCAAAAACCATTTAGACTATGGAATAACGGCGGGTTAAAGCTTAAGCAAAATGCAAGGTCATTCAGCTATTTGGATATACTTTCATTCGATGTTAAAAACGAAACGGAGTTTAGCAATAAACTATTTGCAGTATTGGGTTGTGAAATAGATTTAAAAACAAATATCGTTAGTAATGTACTGTTGAGTGAGATATTCGATAAAGTTGCAAAAAGCAATGATATTACTATACCATCTACAAGTGAAACACCGTTACCACCAATTTTACAAGACCCTAATTATATTGAGGAAAATGGTATATTTACAGAAGAATTTACAGGAGAATTTAGGTAATGGCAGATAATACTGGACTTTTTAACGGATTTATAACCGCGGTAAAACAAGCTATTACGCAAAAGAATACTATTAACAGTATAGACCCTGTAGATGTTGGTGATAGCATAACCAATCTCGCGTCACTTTTAGTCCCTATACTGAATACCATAAACCAATTTGCAACTACAAGCGGGGGAAATGCTCCGTCTAATGGCAATGGGGTGGATGGTGATGAGTATTTCCAAACCGGCCCAGAACTAAAGGTTTGGCGTAAGGTTTCTGGTGTTTGGGTTTTAAAAGCAACGCTTGATTTAGGTATAAATGTAGTTGATGGAAATATCAGCGTTCAATCTAGGGTTAGCGGTTTTACGTTAACTGCAACAGCAGGCCAATGGGGTATTAACAATACCATCCATACAAAAGCAATACAAGATCAGTTTACGATTGATGCAGCAAACGCTAGTTTAGACCGTATCGATGCTGTGTTCGGTAAAGAAGATAATACCGTTCATTATGTTGCTGGTACGGCTTCTGCTAATCCGGACACAACAAAACCCGTTACGCCAGCCAATGAAATTATAATCACATACGTTTATGTCCCGGCTTCATCAAGTGGTGGTTTGCCTTACATTGCAGATAGCAATGCCAATAGTAATTTAGAGCAAACACAATCACTATTGGCTGGTGTAGATAATCCAGACAACAGCGATGGTAATAATGGAGATTTTTATTACCAGTTTGACGGCGCCTCTACTTTAACGTTCTGGCAAAAGATTAATGGCGTTTGGGTTAGTGTTTTGGTTTATGCACCGGAGGGCGGTTCCTCTGGCTCATCCAGAATACCATATCTTGACAGAACTGCAAATTCAAACGGGGAGATAGATTTAAGCGGAGAAAGCAACTTACCAAGTTATCCGACTATATCAGTTTACAATGCAGTTACAGGGGAGTCGCTGACTACATTTCAGTATAATGCTTTACAAGGGAATGCTAGATATGGCATTCTATACAGCTTAGAGCCTTTACAAACGTATAACATTTACATGATAGGTGAGACTGGCGGAGGGGGGACAACACCTAACCCACCAACAAACGGTATAGTTGACGATACAAATAAAACATTCACTTTTACAGGAGGGGTAATATAATGGCATTTAGACCACTAACGGCACACGAATTTAGATACAGAACAGGAGGAGTTTGGTCTGCTTGGACTGCGTGTACGTCTGGTAACTGTACTGATTTGGGTGGCGGACAATATCGCATAAACGGACTTGACTATAATATCGCCATTGGCGATTTACAAGTTAGGGTAGCTGCTTCGGGAGGTAATCCACCGAGCGCAGTACTTACTAACACGGTGGCTTTTACGGCAAATATTCCTATTCCGATAGATACAATACTAGATGATGATTTTGCAAGATCTTCTTTAGGAGATGATTATACAACAGAGGGAGATGCAGATTTTATAACAGACGGTTCATCTTTAATAGTTAGTGGAGGCTCTGGTTCTTTTTCAGATTTAATAAAATATAACGCTTACACGAGTTGTCTTGAAAAGCACACTATAAAATTAAGATTTTTAGTAACTACAAAGGATTCTACATCCTATGGAATTGGAATAGGTGTTAGAAGTATTAACGTTTCTGACTATAGAAGTTTGCTTGGTAGAATTGATTTGTCTACTGGACCAACCAGCGGAAAGGTTATGTTGTCTACAACTAATAATTCAACATCTGATTACACTCAGCACGTTATTAGTGATGATGCTGTTGTTTTTTCGGAGGGTGACACTTTAGAAATTAACATACAAAGAGTTTATAATATTGTTACGATAACTGCTTTTAATGTAGCTTTGCCCTCTACAATAGTACCAGCTACATTTGACTTTAGTTTAGGAATATCATCTCCAATATATGTCCCTCATAATACCGGACAATTTGCAATACATACTTTTGGAGGGGAGCAAAATGTTACTAATTTTTTCGTTGGATCTGGGGCTTTAAAGAATATCAACATACTGGGTATTGGTGATAGTATCACGTATGGGTTGTTTTCTGAAACTTTAGAACAAAGATTTCTAAACGTTTTATTTAACTCGTCTGAAAAGTCAAACGATAGTAATGGGGGTGGGTCAGATAAAACAGCAGAGGTACTGGCTAGAATAGACGAGATATTATTAATAAATCCAAAATACGCACTGTTAATGATAGGTGGTAATGATATATTTTTTGGTATTTCAAATGAAATTTATGAGTCCAATTATATTAATATAGTGTCCATATTGGAAAATTCTGGAATAACCGTTGTACATTGTTTACCGACTCCTAGAAATTCACCTAATGAACAGCCACTAAGAGATTTTATATTGTCACAATATTCGTCAGGCAAAATAGTAGATACCTGGACTGCTCTTTTAGGCGATGGTACGGGATTAAATACTATTTATGACAGCGGTGACGGTACACACCCAAATTCAGATGGACATGCTAAAATCGCAGATCAAATCACAATAGATGCGCCAGAAATATTATAAATAGATGAAATTAAAACTAACCATATTACTATTGCTCGCTTGTATTGGAGTGATGGCTCAAGCTCCCTATCCTATTCCATCTACTAATATTGTAATGGGTCAAAACACATCAAGCACAGTCTTGATAAAGGGTTCAGTAAAGATCAACGGCATTTCAACGGGTAGCACAGACAGTCTTGTGACGATATTTAACGGGGTGTTGAGGAAAGTACCCCAATCACAGTTGATGAGCGTCTACACCGCAGGATATGGGCTTCTAACGACAGGTAACCAGTTTAGGGTCGACACATCGATACTCGTTAACAAAACCTATATAACCGCATTAAACGCAACGTTACCCCATTTAGCAACAAACAATACATACACTGGTAATCAGCAGATTTCTGGAGCTGCAAATATTTACATTACGGGTAATTACGGTTTCTCGGCTCCCGTTCAATACACGACTTTGATAGCTCCAGAACGGATAAGGATTGGCGGAATGCAAGATGTTTTTGATATTGCTCCCTCATCAATCAAACTTACCAATGGCCCATCTGGTAACATAACTTTATTACATAACAATATATCAGCAACAAGAACGGTTAACTGGCCAAATAGGGATGGTGTACTAGTGGTTGGTGGTGACCTTACTGATGGTTTAGCAACCAAACAGAATACATTAGTTTACGATGCATTACCTGCTAATGGAAGTACCAATTCTGTAAACAGTAACGGTATATTTCAGGCCATACAAACATCGGCTTCAGCTCAATCAGCTACTTACATTCAAAATCAATCCGCTACACCTCAAACCGCTACGTTCAATATCTCAGGACTAGCCAAAGCAGGAAGTAGTAGTATAACGGGAAATAGTGACGTAGGAGGTTCGCAAACGGTAGCAGCTACAAGTACATTGCAGAATGTTGTTGTGAATAATAGGATAGGTGTTGGAGGTAGTCCAAATACTGGGATAGAATATATTTCTGCAACTAACGGGATAGACGGGATTAGAGTTTCAAGAACAACCGTGCCAACACAATATATACAGATAGACGTTGGAACTGGAAGTGATCACAGATTAAATTCAACTGGTTCTGGAAAAGGGTTAATCATAAGAAATAATAATACAGGTGTAGCTTTGGGGAACACAACGGATGGTATAACTTTCCAAGTACCATCTGCAACAACAAATACTACGACACCCGCCCTTACTATTTCTAGTGGTAATTCCCCTGTTGTAGCAATAATAAATAAAGGCACGCAAGCCAATGCGCCAACGGCAGCGAATGATTTGTTCAGACTAACGGATGCGAAATCAAACAAGTTAAACACAGCGGCAAGCGCAACAATAACTACAGCACAATTACTGGCCAATAACGGAACATTTTACATATACGTTGATGCAAGTGGAGGCGCAAGAACAATTACTTTGCTAAGTGTAGCGGCTCATTTGGGTAAGACAGTTATCATTCAAAAAACTGACTCTAGTGCCAATACTGTTACGGTAAGCGGTGGAGCAGTAAATATCAATCAAGCTACAACATACCCTTTAACAACACAAAATGCCAGCGTAGCAATTGCAGAGGACGGTACTCAATTTAGGGCTAGGTAAAGATATTTTATAATTTAAACTTTAATCGACACCATGAAAAAACTTTTACTAATCATTTTATTGGCAGTCTCAAGTTTCGCCTACGGGCAGAACATAACAGTTGACGAGCCTTTTATGAGAGTTGTTAGGACGGCACCTCTCACTTTAAGCACATCTTGGCAAACAGTAGTATATTCCGCTACGGCATCAAGCTACACATCAAATTCCTACGCCATAGACCCTGTTACGGGAAGCAATTACGTATGGTACGACACGGGAACCAACAAATTCATGTTTGTCGGGCAGTATAACAAGATTGCCATCATTCAGGCGCAATTCAGTACGACAAGTTCGTCAATACTTACAAGGGGCACCATACAGATGAGAATGGTAGTCCCTAACGCAGGTGTAGGGGGAGGTGACCTATATCTGCCAGCTCCAGAATTGGGAGGTCTATGCGATGTCCATGAGGTAACGATTATAGCTGGAACGGCAATGAGCAGTAGACCCATAGTAATACAGCTACCAGTAGGCTTGGGAGTTCGTACAAACGGTTTTTATTTTCAAGTGAGGCTAAGTAATGCTTTGGTTGGAACAGCTACTTTAAACGGCTCTACAGTAACAATAAGTACAAACTATTAAAATTAAATATTATGAAAAAAGAAGTACAAGAAAACGAGCAGGAAGTAAAAGAGAAGGTTCAAGACGGAACTCCACAAACACCTAATTGCGGAGAGAAGCCAACGCATTCAGGCGGTGACGGTCAAGGGGAATGGGTATGCAATTGGAGCACAAATAAATGGGAATGGCACCCATCCGCTTAGTATGTTAAGAGAATACGGATTAAAGATTGTGTTCTTTGTTTACCTAGTTTGGTATAGTTTTATGATTTACGTAGATATTACACATAAAGCTATACCATTCTCTGTTTACAATCCTTTATTGGGACTTAGTTTTGGTTGGCTGACTATTGGTACGGTTTGGGTGTTTAAAAAATGTATGGATGATTGCAACATACGTTATTTAGATTGGTGCATAACGATGATAATTTTACGTGTTACTATAATATTCATAAGGGATTTGGGGTTTGATGAACCTAGATATTTAGCTAGTTTTACGTTAGGCGGAATGATATTGTTTTTTATTTATAAGTTAATAATGAAGCGGAGCGCAGAGAGGTACTTTAATTTTTAAACCTTTTGATTATCTTTATAAAAAAACAGCCTATAGGATGAACTCTACTTTGAATAATATGTTATGGTTTATGGCAATAATGGAAGAACTTTACGATAATAAGGTGGTCAATTCCTTGGTTAAATTTATGGGCACTCTACTCGTTGTATCAGGGCTTTTTAGCGGATTAAGTTCTGATGATGCATTATTTAGATTGGGGTGCGCAGCTTCAATATTATTTGGTTTCCTATTGCAGACTACTCATTTAAGTAGAAGGAAAAAATTAAGCAAATGGCTTATATTTTCAAACGTTGTTACTACGAGCTCAATCGTGTTCCTTGCATTCCTTTTTTGGAATGCAAAGTATGGTAACGATTATGGGGATTGGTTTATGTTGTACCTTTTTTTATGCTCATTTACATCGATCGGATTATCCGAGATTATATTTAATCTTACAAAAAAAGGCGCTAACGAGTATTTGTCAATACTGGCACGAAAATTTCTATCTGAGACAGATAAAAAGGAGGATGAAGCATGACTTTTGACCACTGGTTAAATTACGCAACGATAATTTTAATAATGGGATTTTCAAGTCTTATTGTTTATTTCCTAGCAGGGGCAAAATACTCGCTTCACAAAGCATTATTCAGGGCTTTATTTATGTGGGATTTCTGGTATGTGAAATGGTTTTGTAAAAACAAAATATACCTTTGGTCATTTAGTTTGTTGATATTACTTATCTGTACTGAGCTAACATTGATTACTAAATTTAGCGAGGACAGTATATTTCAAAAGCCCAGGTTTATGTTCTTGGTAAGCCCTTTGTTATGGGCATCTTTATTTGGAACTTTCTCTTGGTTGATACTTTACTATAATAGGACAAAGAACATCGATTAGTTACAAACCCTCGTTAATTCGGGGGTTTTGCTTTTTACAAGTATTTACACTACCTTCGAATATGGCAATACTTGGAGCTAACAGCAAGAAAAAACTAATCGGTGTTCATCCTAATTTAGTTAAGGTAATTGAAACCGCAATAATAGATACACAAATTGATTTTTCTATTACCAGCGGCGTTAGAACTACAAAAGAACAGCAAGCTCTTTACGCTCAAGGTAGAACTACAAAAGGCAATATTGTAACTAAAGTTGATGGCGTAATTAAAAAGTCTAATCACCAACCAAAATCGGACGGTTACGGTCATGCTATAGATTTTGTGCCGTATATAAATGGTAAAATTGATTGGAATGATATTAAAGCGTTTATTACTATTGCTGGTCATATCAAAAAAACAGCTGATAAATTAGGTGTTGCAGTACGTTGGGGCGCAGATTGGGACAGGGACGGAATAACAAAAGCGCAAGGCGATAAAGACGAGAATTTTGTTGATATACCACATTTTGAGTTAGCTTAATTATGCAACAGATATAATTGAAGTAATGCCAGACGAGTTCTACCAAAATATCAGGCACATATCTTCGTTTAAGAACAGTACCGAATACGAGAAATATTTACAAATAGAAATAGAGAAATGGCAGAAAAGAAAATCTTAGTCGACAACAAAGCCGTTCCTGTCGAAGAAACTAAAACAAAATTTGGTATTGGGCAGATAGGCAATACAACTCCGATATGGGCTAAAAACGCTTTTAGGGTTGCGTTATATGTTGCAACAGCTTTAGTATTGGTAACGCAAACTATAACTGAAATTCCAGAACCTATAAAAGTATCTATAGCTAAATATGCATTAGAAGCTATTACGTTAATTCATGCTTTAACAAAGTTATTTGGGGTTCAATTAGATGAAAATAAGTAAAATAAACAGTCCGATATTCAATTGGTTGTGGTTTATATTGGCCATGATACTTTTTGCATCGGGATTAATAGCAATACTTTAACTAAAACACAATGGCAAAAACAGTATTCGGAAAAGCTCTAGAAGCTATCCTATCATTATTCAAAGAGAACTGGTTTGAGTTTATCACCAAACTTTGGAAAAAAATCCCTAAAGAACTGCAGGAAAAACTTGTTGACATCGTTGAGATTGTTGAGCGTATTAAAACCTACGTTGACAGCCCTATTGTTGATTTCATTGCTTCGGTTATTCCTGGCGATAAGGATGATAAAATTATCTCAACACTTCGGGCAATATTGCGCTCGATAATCGAGGAACTTAAATTGATTGATACACCGTCAAGCGAATTGAAAGCAACGGATTTACAGTCAATCGCCACTAGGTTAACTCAAGAGGTTACCGGATTACCTTTTGGACAGGCCGCGATAACTATTGAGAACGCCTACCAGAATTATACGGCGTAGAATTATCCCCCACCAGACGGTTTTGTTTAGTGGGGGATTTTTTTTAGGTATGAACCATCAATAATAACGGGACTATTTTCTTCAAATTGTATAATATAATCGTTATCTCCCCAATCGTACTTTTCAATTACAGTTACTTCTAAATCATTGTAAGGGTGAAAGTATTTTGATTTTACAATAGCAATGTCTCCTTTTTTAAATTTCATCTTTCTCATCTTCTTTTTAAGGTTTAAGCCGATCGCAATGGATAGGGGAGTTAAAATGTGTTAGCTGACAATAGATGTTTATTTTTTCTTAGAATACACTTTACATCAACATAATCTATACTGTTACTTACAGAAAAATATCGTTTAGCTTCATTCCTATTAACGGCTTTAAAGTCTAAATAATTAGCGTGAAAAGGATCTGTTTCCCATTCTGATTTACTTACGCAGATGTAATATTTCTTCTCCATATCTAATTTAATTTTTAGGCTGTTGTAGTCTTGGATGCCAACCTTTTATTATGTTGTGTAAGCTATCTTTTAACCTATAAAAAGATTTATTTTCACAACTTGCTTCTACATCAATTTCATCAGATATTAATTCCCATATATCTTCTGCTTTTTTCTGTTCTCCACTCACCCACCCATCACTAACATTCAGTTGCTCTAAAACTTTGGGTAAAACATATTGTGGTATTATCATTGCTCCATTGCAAACTTTACATTGTTGATACAATGAACTTACGCAACCATCTGCTAAAATTTTGCCCGTTCCATTACAAATGGGACAGCATTGGTATGGAACTGTTTTCACCGCCTGTTGTATAGATGCAGATTGTGATTGTTGGGCTAGTTCGTAGCCTTTGATGAATGCAGAACGTTCCATTTCAACAACTTGACCTGTTTTATATGCAAATCCAGTTGGGTGGTTAGGCAATGGGTATATATCCCGAGCCAATTGCTCTATATCTTTTTTATCTTTCATTTTGTTGGGGGTTTAATTTATTGAAGCAGTTGACACAAAGTTTTATTCCGTTATTTTCTTTAATGGGTTCATTTTCACAACTCCTTTTTACTTTTACGACCATGATTTTTTAATAAAAATGCATCACAATATGATTTACTTTTTTTAATTCCCATAATATTAATAATGTTTTAAAGTTTGTTTACTTTGTTGTTGGAACACTTTCTGAATTGAACTCTTTACAATATTTGTTCAACCTAGTTAGATATTCTATTAGACTATCAAACTCATGTTCGTCAAATGAATAATCGATCTGCAAACCTTTATTGTCAAATACTACAATTCCTAATTCCCTAATTTCTCTAGTTGGATTTAGGTCGTTTGTTTGGCAACAGAAGAAATCTAATTTTATATCTTTTTCTTGCAATTGGTAAATTTGGTTTTCCATATTTCTAATATTTTTTATATTTCATTAGTTGTTGGGGTTAAGAGTGACTTAGCAAAAGTTTCTATTTTATCTAATAAATGTGGTAATGCAAATAGTATGACTAATTTATCCTTGCCATACTCTTCAACTATAGTTACATTTAATGGTTGATCATTCTTTAGTATTTCAACTAATTTATCTGTGTTTATTTCCATCTTTCTAATCCTTTTTAAATAGTACCTGTTGGTAGTTTGTGGGTTATTTGTTGCATGGTGAATTACCTCCTTTTAATATAAACATAGCTATGTGTCTACCTGTTCCTTTACCAACAGTATTATCTTCTGTTGCAACCCATTTTACATCTCCTAAATTCCTTATCTCAGCATCATCTCCTAATATTGCTTTAGTCAACATTAAAAGCCATTTATCAACAGGGTAAACTAAAACTACTGTTTTACCTTTTTGCCATTCTGTTATGCATTTTCTAACCCAAGCGGTAGGACCTTTCTTTTTACCCTCATGTATAATTGATCCGAAAGGAGGATTAACATAATTTGATTGCCCCCATTCGCATGTTAGTCCATCAAAATTATCTGGTTTAGGGAAAGGGCATGGGTCAAAATCAAAATTAAACTCTTTATTTAATTCTTTATACAATTCTGGAGGTGTAAGCCAATAATGCTTTCCATCAGATCCGTTGCCTTTGTGAAATTTGTTATCTTTAGGTTCCATCTTCTCTTTCTTTATCCCACATAACTAAACGGGGATGGTTAATCAATTTTAAGTATTAATATTTTTTGCCAGATTTGTGATTGGGCTTCTTGCCATTGGCTCGCCATTTCAAGCCATTCGCTAATTTTACCCTCATATTGGAGTAATTTTGATTTATCCCCGTACTTATTAACCGTTTCAATACCATTGGTTTTTATTGCTTCTGCAAATTCTGGGAAATCATATGCAAAGCCTATAATTGAATATTTTCCCTCGGGTATAGGATCGTTATTTAATGAATCGAAATCAGAATATTTTACCCAATAACGTAATATATTATCTGTCTCTAATAAAGAGAAATCAAAAGCCTTTTTAGGCACTTCGCACAACAGGTACCTAGCTCCGTTGATTTCTATTTCAAGTTGTTTGCTCATGCCATCTGATTAATATTTCTTTTTTGCCGTTATATTTTGTTCGCCATTCTTCACGTTCCCGAACTGTGAATATCTCAATATCTACATTATCAAGAAGAATAGAAACAAAACCTTCATTTTCTCCAGCGTGGTGAGTTCTTGTTTTCATTCCAAGTTCATTTAAAGCCTTTAATAATGGGATAGCTTTCTTGTTTGCTATAAACTCCCCATCTCCAAAATCTACAAATTCGTGTTCAGAAGTCAATTCGTGATGATGGTTAAAATGTTGGTACTTATCTGTTGGTTCTGCTTTCTTTTTCATCTTTTTAATGCCTTTCGGCTGTTGGGTTAATAAAGGACTATTTGTTCCCATTCCCTTAACTCTTTCAAAGCATAACCAAGCGCTGCCTTTATACGCTGTGAACCTATCCAAATATGGTAGTGTTGCAATGGTGTTAGTTTTCTGGACATGGTACAACCTTTACAACATGAACACTACCACCCTTAACCGCATCAGTTCTGAAATGCCAATTGTTTACCACTCTGGACACGCCGTTGCTGTAAGTAATCTCATAACGGGTAGGGTTTATTGATTGGGTTTTGCATCCGAAAAATAAACAGCAAAATAGAATTATAGCAATAATATCCCTATCTATCAAACTATTGACATAAGCAGAAAAACTCATGTACTTAGTTCTTGATCTGAATGTTTCGTTATCTTGAGTTTCGCCAGAAACCATAACATTCATTTGTTTAGCTTTTGGATCTTTTTCGATTGTCGGTCTACCGACTGTTTTTTTTTCTTTTTTCATATTAAAGGCTTATAGTATTTTATACAATGTTCGCATTGAGTTTTACATTTTTGATTACACTCTATTTCGCTTTGACAATATTTGAAATAAAAAATATTATCTAATATCGTTTTGACTTCTTCAAAAATTATTTTTTTCGCTAAAGATTTCCATTCCTTAGATTCTTTTGCGCTTGTTGTAATTATTTTTTTATCAAACTCAATTCTAAAATTATGACCGTTGACTTGACAAATATTTACAAATTCATTTTTTAAATAAGACTGAACTATAAATTCAGTCTCTAAATATTTAAACTTATTTAACAACATAATATTTCTCTTTAAAAGCATTTATTTGTTTAATAACCCCGCCCACATTATCAGCAGATTGTTTTGCTTTTTTGGCTCCTGAATATATTTTAGGAAAGTTTGAATCGTCGCATAAAACAATTCCTTTGTAATTCATTAATTCTTTTTTTTGGAAATTTGGAGTTTTCATAATTGCTTTTCTTTTTTGTTAAGACAAATATAAAACATATATTTAATATAACAAGAAATATTTTATTTTTATTTTTTTGTATTTTTAATTTGCATTATTCATTTATTATCCCGAACATTGTTTAAGATTTAAACGCAAGAATATTATGATAGATTACGATTTTGAAGAAAACGGCCAGTTGATCATTATAGATGAAGATGGCACAGAGCATCGCCCAGATGTTAGCGAATTGATGGAAATCAATGACGATACTGTAATGTACTTAAATGATAAGTACTATTGGCGTGGCGAAATAAAACAATTGTGTTACGAATACTTAAATTCTTTGTAGTTATGGACATAGAAAAATTAAAATCAAAAATTGAGGTTGAAATGGATGAGTGCAGGGCTGTTAAAGACAATACTAGGCATTTATTCAACGCCATTTATTTGTCGGCTAATTCAGAGCTACAAGCCTACAGCCGAGTATTAGAAATTATTCACGAATTAGAAGTTGAGGAAATTAAAAATGAAAAACTTTAGACAGCAGTGGCTTGAATTGACATCCGACTGCAGAGTGTTTATTATTGGAATGGCATTTATATTATCATTCTTTGTTGGGTTTAGTCTAATTAAATTTTTAGGGATATGAGAGAAATTAAGTTTAGGGGCAAACGCATAGATAATGGTGATTGGGTAGAGGGATATTATGCGATTAAAGGCAAAGATACAGATATTGAAAAACACGTTATCTGTCAAAGCGAATTAAGCAATGGATCTATCGATATGTTTTATTTGATAGATATTGATGTAATTCCCGAAACAGTAGGTCAATTCACGGGTTTGCAAGACAAAAATGGCGTTGATATTTATGATGGAGATATTTTACCAATAAAAATTGGAATTCAAAACTATTCACAGTGGACTGTTGGCGAAGATGCCGAATTAAACGGGTTTTTAGAATGGAATGATAAACATTTTTGTTGGCAAATCTCATTCAAACAGCCAAATAAATACCAAGTTATAAGTTTAAATTTTGGTTGGCACATGGGGCCAATGCTAAAAGTAATCGGCAACATTTACGAAAACCCCGAATTATTATCATGAACCGCCACAAGTACAAAGCCGATTTTACTGGATTGAAAGTAGACAGGATATTTTATTTAACACTTTATTTAATTGGAATTTCAGCAGCAATTATATGGCACCCATTTTTTTAACCCGAAACCAAACCAGACTTGTATTCATTGGATGGTACTTGTTGTGTGCATTAGCAATCTGCACGCTCTATTACCTACAACAGCCTAAAATAATTGCTGTTGATAGCGAATACAGAATGAGTTGGGAAATCCAATATGGGAAGTAATATGAAAATACTTAATCTCTATAGCTGCCTTGGCGGCAACAGATACAAATGGGGCGATGAACACGAAATAACAGCCGTCGAATTAGATCCCGAATTAGCTAGGCTTTATCAAGAGCGATTTCCAAATGACACTATTATTATTGCCGATGCACACCAATATCTTTTGGATCATTACAAGGAATTCGATTTTATTTGGTCAAGTCCTCCTTGTCCAAGTCATTCTAGGGCTCGTTATTGGAACAGCAGTAATTACGATACAACAACCGAAGCTATTTATCCGGATATGAAGTTATATGAAGAAATACTTTTTTTACAGCATTATTATAGAACCGGTAAATTTGTAGTAGAAAATGTAATCCCATATTATGAACCTTTAATACCTGCAATAAAAAGGGATAGGCATTTATATTGGACTAATTTTAAACTGCCATCGATATTGAGCAATAGAGATATTAGTGGCGTGGTTTCTTCGGCTAAGAATGAATTAAAATTATTATCTGAAATACATGAATATGATTTTAGTAGGTACAAAGGAACTCAGCCGATATTAAAAATAGCCCGTAACCTGGTTGACTACGAAGCTGGGAAAACTATTCTTGAAACCGCAATGGGCGTAATAAAATCAAATAATATCAACCAGGCATCTCTCTTCACGTAACAAATCTGCTATAATCAACCAACTAAACGATTAAGGTGGTAAATTCACATATCGGAACGCAAGCCGATGGAAATAATTAATTACTGGCTGTTATCCTAATCCCGAACTTGCGTGTAGGGAGATAAAGAGCAGCCTTTTTTTATTAAAAACATACTGATATGTCAGGTTTAAGAAAGGCAACGCGCCAAAAAGCGAAAATTAGATTAGGACTTTCTGCAGTTAGCGGAGGTGGTAAAACCTATTCGGCAATACTAATTGCCAAAGGACTAGCAAAAGGAGATTTAAGTAAAGTCGCTTTAATCGATACAGAAAATGGGAGTGGTGATCTTTATTCAAATCTGGGTGATTACAATGTATTTACTTTAGAAGCACCTTATACCCCAGAGCGTTACATTAAAGCTATTAAGGAATGTGAAGAAGCAGGGATGGAAGTAATAATTATTGATAGCATTACCCATGAATGGAACGGTGAAGGTGGAATACTTCAAATACATGGTGCTATGACAGGTAATTCATTTACTAATTGGGCAGTTTTAACGCCTCGTCACGAAAAGTTTAAACAATCTATACTAATGTCTAAATGTCATGTAATAACTACAGTAAGACGTAAGCAGGACTATGTGATGGAGCTAAACGATAAGGGTAAGCAAGCGCCTGTAAAAGTTGGATTAAAAGAAGAGACAAGAGAGGGTTTTGAATATGAGTTGACTGTTAACATTGAGTTGGATCAAAAACATAATGCAACATCTACCAAAGACCGAACAGGTTTATTTCAAGATCAACCATCATTTATCCCTTCAGAAGAAACTGGTAAACTTATTTTGGATTGGTGTGAAAATGTTGTTGAGCCTGTTGTTAGGAATTACAAAAACGAATTAGAAACCTCTAAAAATTTAATTGAATTACAAGCGGTTTATTTATCATTACCAAAAGAAGAACAGGCCAAATTAACTGATTTAAAAGATAAAATGAAAGAAAAATTAACCCCTAAAACAAAATAATAAAATGGAAAATAAAAGTATTTATCACATTCAGAACGATCATTTGCAGTTAATGCATTTGATCGAAACCAATGAAGGAGAAATAACTCCAGAAATTGATAGTCAATTGTCACTTACAAAAGAACAATTTGAAGATAAAGCAACTTCATATGGTTTTTTAATGAAGTCATTAAATGATGACGTTACAATAATTAAGCAAGAAATCGATCGTCTTTCTAAAATAGTTTCTGCAAAAAATAAACTAGAAGATGAATTAAAACATCGTTTAGTTTTTGCAATGGAAACATTTGGCATCGATAAGGTTTCAAAAAACAACCTTACGTTATCTTTTAGGAAGTCTAATCAAACTATTGTTTCTCCAGAAGCCGAAATACCTAAAAAGTACATTACTACTGAAATATCTGAAACAGTTAATAAAACTCTTTTAAAATCAGATATTCAACACGGTATTGTTATCCCTGGAGTAGAAGTAAAAGAAATTAATAATTTACAAATAAAATAATAATTCACTATTAACATTTAAAAATCATGTCACAATTGTATTATGGATCAATCTGTCTAACAGATTTAATTGCAAACGCAAAACTACCACATTCAGCATTTACCAAAGGCGCGAATGGTAAGATTTACTGTAACGTCAACATTTGGCTGAATGATGAAGCTGATAAATTTGGGAACGTTATTGGTGTTCAGTTAAATTCCACAAAAGAAATGAGGGATTCAGAAGGTAAAGTTTATATAGGTAACGCCAAAAAATCAGAACGTCAAGAACCGGAAGCACTAAGCGCATCAGCAGCAAGTGAATTGCCAGACGATGACGATCTACCCTTCTAGTCAAATCATCAATCGTGTATCAATCTATCCCGGCCTTATCAGTCGGGATTTTTTTGTAGCGATAATGTTGCAAATAAACTTTTGGTTAATTAATAGGTTAACATTATATTTGGTTATTAATTAAAAAAAAGATATGACTGAAGAATTATTATTAATGCGGTTAAACGAAACAAAAGTTTTCGATACCGATAAGTACCTTGATTTACAAGCTACTAAATCAAGATTAAAACGTAACGGTAAAGGAGAATGGATTTCTACTTTATCAGGTTTCAAAGGTGAAAAAAGTTTAACAGTTAAAAGGATTAGGTAATATGGCAAAGCAAAAGAAACATGAGCTGTTGAAATACGCTTATGACAACTATCCAAAGGGGACTAGGTTTGAGCAAATCGGTAGTAAAGAAACGATAGAAAGTAGTGGTTCTTTTTATTTCGGTTCTTATAGAAATAGTCTTTCGATTTATGATGTTGTGAAATCAGTTATTGTATTCAGTAAACAAACTGAGAAATGGGCAACCATAATCACCAGACCAGAAAAAATAGCCGTTAAGGTTGCCAACGAAAGAGAGTTTAATCTGCTGATGAAGTTCTATGATAGCAAAGGATGGAAAAGCAGAAGCGAAATAAAATCCACCGATTTAAATTACAATTATTGTAAAGATCTAAAGCCAAGTATTTTGGCTACTATTTCAAACGGCGTTATGTTTCCTAATTATGATGGCTATAAACGTGACGGAAATGAAGAATATAATCCTGATAATTACACTATAATCGATTTCACCGACTTCGCCAAAGAAAATGGGATTGATACTACCTATGACGTGCCTTTAGAAGATGGCACCTGGGCAAGTATTGACGGGGATAAAGTGTTACTTACCGATCAGTGTATTACAACTTCCGACATCAAAAAATTATATCATGAGTTGTTTGGAAATGGTTGCTCATAATAGAAAATACAAGGATGGACAAAGAATAAATGGCAAAATAATCATTTCTTACAACCTTGATAAAAAATCTTATAAAGCTAAGTGCTTAAAGTGTGGGAACAAAAAACACATGGATTTAAATACATTGGAAAGATATAAAAAAGGATGCCCTACATGTCGGCTTACAAATAGAACTATTGCTGTAAAAAATAAAATAGCTATCGTTTTAGAAATGTATTTTGGTAGGCAAATGATGATAAAGGATATAAGTCTTTCGGTAGGTTTAGGTTATGATAGCGTTTTATACTTCATTAACATTCATGGTTTTGGGAACGGAGAAAAGACTTTCAAAAGATTAAAATCAGCAGTATGAAAACCCCAATCCACACACTTAAACCCGGCGATACGTTCGCGAATGGCACGCGTAGGGTTAGAGACAATGACGGCGATAGTATTGGTATTGTCCGTTTCGCTGGCACGCCCGATCAATGGTTCACAAGAATTCACAAACACCAGGATAACTGGAATAAAATGGTAGAGAAAGATGATTGAGAATAAAAAAACTTTAGTATTTCCTTTTGGATGTGGTGTTAATTCTGTTGCGTTGGCTATTTTAATGGTGAAAAAAGGCATTAAGCCCGATTTCACATTGTTTGCAAACACTGGTGGTTTTTCAAACTTAGGCGAGAAAAACGCCACTTACAGATACAAGCGCTTTTTTAGTAAATGGTTAGTATCAAAAGGTTGGAAGCCGATTACAACAGTTGTTTATAATAGTGAGGGGTTGTATCGTGAAGTCATAAGGTTAAAAACTTTACCATCAATAGCTTTTGGATGGAAAACATGTAGCCAAAAATGGAAAATACAAGCATCTGACAAATACTTGACGTCAAAAGGCGTTGTGGATCGTAAAAAAATAATTGGTTACGATGCTGGTGAAAGTCACCGAACTAATACTGATTATAGTGAGCCAGGTTTAGAGTTGTGGTACCCATTAGTCGATTGGGATTTAGATCGCTTTGATTGTGTTAAAATAATCATAGATGCAGGCTTGCCTTTACCACCGAAAAGCAGTTGCTTTTTCTGTCCTAATATGAAAGCGCAGAAAATACACGATCTAAAAAAAGATGATTTATGCAGGTTTGATAAAGCCATTGAACTTGAAGAAAATGCGCAACAGCGATTAACTAAAATCCGCGGCTTAAGTGGTAAAAAGAAATGGTCGGAGATAATAACCATGCCTTATTTACCAATACCGGAAGACCAAATTTTTGAACTTGAGCACATGCCATGCTCATGTAGTTTATAAAACATATTATAATTCCCGTTAAACAGATGTGGTAGGAATTTAGTATATTTGGGGTGTGAAACAGGCCTTGTTTGGTTTGTTTTATTTTTTAAAATAAAATCGTTAACAATAATTAATTTTATTATATTTGAATATGGATGAAAAACTAAGAGAAAAGGTTGAAAATAGAATTCAATCGATGGGCTTCAAAAAAGAATTTGTGGCCAAACAAATAGGACTTGATAAAGTCCGTTTTTCGCAAACGCTTTCCGGAGTAAGAAAGATTACTTCTGATGAGCTATCGGCATTGACTAGAATTTTAGCATTGTAATTTTTAGGCTATAAACTTTTTAATTAAAATTAATCAAATGAAAAAATCAGAGTTAGAAGCAATTAAAACAAATGCAATAAAATATATCGCTGAAGTAGAAAAAGATATGGGTTGTTGCGTTCTTGGTGATGGCATATACATATTCAATGGCAAGAGGAATATAATTTTATTCGACCATTATGAGTTAACAGAGTTTCAAGGTGATCTTTCTGCCTGTATAGCAGATAAGCCGGTTATTGATTGGTTAAATGAAAATCATCCTAAACTTAAATCTTATTTTGATAACGGTATAATCGATTAAAATATGAAAGTAGATATAATCCCTTTTGGAAAATACCAAGGTAAACCTTTAGAAGTACTTAAACAAGATGTTGAATACGTTAAGTGGCTGCAAACCCAAAGTTGGTTTAAATTAAGGTACCAGAATATAAATAATTTAATCATAAATAACTTTGGACAGCCTTCAGAAACTCCGGAACATAACAAAATACAAACGTTATTTTTAAGTAAGGATTTTTGCAAACTATTAATAGATTTTATGGTAGATAATGAACTGCTTCAAAAATTCTATTACATAGAAAAAAAGATAAAAAACGATACTTCAGAAATGTTAATACCGATACCGAGTTTAACATATTTAGAACACTCTCTTAAAATTACTAAACCAGTAGTACCTTTATATACCACAGTTAAAGAGAAGGTGTTTTATAATTATGACTACCTGAATGTTTTTTTTGAGATTGACGGTATTGATGTTATTCTACAGCTTAAAGAGGCTACGTTACATATTGAGATTAAACCAAATTTATCTGATGACTATCCTGCTGTATTAAGGCAGATGATGGCTAACAAAAGCAACGTATTATTAATTGCTTCCTTTGATGCTATAGGTGCAAATCTGAACCAGGTTAAAGAGATATTCTTTAAATCGAAAATAAGAGTTTTATTACTTACTGATTTTTACAATTTTGATATGGAGGTTACTGATGGCTACAGGTAAAAAATCTTTCGTGCTATATGCCGATTTAATCCACACCTTCGAAAGTTTAACAGATGAAGAAGCTGGAAAACTAATTAAAACAATACTTCAATACGTTAATGATCAAAACCCTGAAGTTGAAGATAAAATCATAAAAATAGCATTTGAACCGATAAAGCAACAACTTAAAAGAGACTTGAAAAGGTATGAGATAATCATAGAAAAACGTTCTGCAGCAGGTAAAAAATCAGCAGAATTAAGAGGCAACACAAGTCAACAAGTGTTAACAAGTGTTAACAAAGCTCAACAAATTCAACAAGTGTCAACTGATAATGTAAATGATACTGTTAATGTAAATGAGATAAACAATAATATAAGTGCAGCTAAAGCGGCACCTATTGACTTCGTAAAGTTTATTAATTTGTTCAATTCATTTGCTAATCGAAAATTTAAACTCAACGATAAAATAAAAAAAGCACTTACCGCCAGATCAAAGAACTACACACCA